AAAGATGGGGCGGTAGCTCAGATGGCAGAGCCGTCGGTCGTGGTTGCGAAATCCGATGTGAGGGTTGGTTCGATTCCAGCCCGCTCCACCAAACCTGCGTACTACGTTCCCGCAAGGTTCCGTAAATGAGTGAGCAACTTCTACGCACGGACATAGGGCGATTCTGCCGCGACCCGCTCGGCTACGCGATGTATGCTTTTCCGTGGCAAGAGCAGGGCGAGCTTGCCGACTCATCTGGCCCGCGCCAGTGGCAGCGTGACGTGCTGGCGGAGATTGGCGCACACCTTCAGTCTGATTCCTGGGCAACGCCCTTGCAGCTAGCGATTGCGTCTGGGCATGGCATCGGCAAGACTGCGTTGATAGCGATGGTGTGTAAATGGGCGGTAGACACCTGCGAGGATTGCCGCGTGGTGGTCACGGCTAACACAGAGAGCCAGTTGCAGACTAAGACCTGGCCGGAGGTTTGCAAGTGGTTCGGGATGTCGATAACGACGCACTGGTTCAACGTGGGAGCGACGACGATCAGCGTCAAAGACAAAGAGCATGAACGGCTGTGGCGGATCGACCGCATTGCGTGGTCTGAGAACAACACGGAAGCATTCGCGGGGCTGCACAACAGGGGCAAGCGCATCTTGGTCGTATACGATGAGGCGTCGGCCATCTCGGACAAGATATGGGAGGTCACAGAGGGCGCACTGACTGACGAGAACACTGAAATCATTTGGCTGGCGTTCGGCAATCCTACTAAGAACACGGGGCGATTCAGGGAATGCTTTGGACGATACAAGCATCGCTGGGAGACACGGCATATTGATTCACGGGGAATCGAAGGCACGAACAAAGAACAGTTAGATAAATGGGTTGCAGATTATGGCGAAGACTCTGATTTTGTTAGGGTTAGAGTCAAGGGAGAGTTCCCACGCGCTGGGGGGAATCAGTTTATCCCCGCTGATATTGTGTCTGTGGCCCGCAAGCGTATGTTGCCGGTTGAGACTTATGAGCGGATGCCAAAGATCATCTCGTGTGATGTGGCGCGGTTTGGGGATGACAGAACGATCATCGGGCTGCGCCAGGGGTTGCGATGGCAGACTCTCGCTAAGTTGCGCGGCCAGGATGCAGTCAACGTGGCTGGTCACATCCAAGAGCAGATCGTGTTACACAAGGCTCGCATGGTGGTGATTGACGGCGACGGAAACGGTGGGCCTGTCGTGGACATCCTGCGAAAGAACATGGTCGAGTGGGTAAAGCAACCCGAACACCGACTTGTGGAGTTTCATGGAGGCGCAAGACCTGCCGACCCTGATATGTATTTCAATCGCAGGGCTGAGGTTTGGGGATTGATGAAGGGATGGCTGAATGGCGGAGGGGATATTCCCGACGACCCTGAGCTTGAGATGGATTTGACAACGCCGGAGTACGGATTCAGCGGCAAGAATCAGATTCAGCTTGAGAAGAAGGATGATATGAAGAAGCGCGGGATGTCGTCACCGGACGATGGAGACTGTTTGGCAATGTCGTTCGCGTTCAATGCCCCGGCGAAGACGCATCGTGAGAATGTTGAGGAAGAATTGGCAGCGACTCCCGATCCGATGGCGAACTACCTGATACAATTGCGGGAGCATGCAATGCAGGAGAAGCAGGCAGACGGGGGAGAGTGGTGGAAATGATCCAACGATGGAAGGCTGAGTTCCGCATGTGGCTGGTAGACTTGGTACGCGATGCCGTGCGAATCGAGTTGCTGGAATACACCTACGTCAGAACCAATCCGCCTGTAGCCGTGAAGCCAAAACCTCCAGTTGTGCCAGCCGTGACCGAGCCATCGTTTGAACAGATGCAGGCACAGGCAATCGAAGCACAAACGAAGTTCTACGCGCCAAAAGAATAGCGTGGTACGATAATCCCGATGGCCACTGAATCAACAGACGAGACGGAAGAAGTAGGCGAAGCGGTAGAACTCAAGCCGATGGACACGTCCAAGCTCAACCTGGGGATGTATGCTCCGTTTGAGATGTCGCCAGAGGATATGTATGGCCCCGATGAACTGGGAGTCGATACTGTCAAAGCGATACGCGAGATGATTGACGGCGCGGGAAAGTATGAGGACGCTGCCCGCATCTGGGAAGTGATACAAGCGGCTGAGGCGCGGCTGTTTGACCGTGGATACCAGTGGCTTACGAACGCGAAGTCTGGCGGATCGTGGGTGATTGCCGGAACGGGTGGCAATGCTGGTCTGGGTGCGGGCGCGGTCACGCAGCAAGATCGTGGGCGCATGTGGTCAATCAACATTTATGGCGCACGAAAGGACAAGATTGTCTCGGCTTTGACGGTGAAAGACCCGGAGCCTGAGTTTTTCCCAAAGTTACCTGAGTCTGCGATTGACCAGCAATACGCTGAGGAAGCAGAACAGTATAAGCACCTATGGAAGCAGGCGACGAACGTCCGCAAGATGTGTGTGAAGGTGGGGGGACTGTTCTACACCGATGATCGCGTTGCTCTGATTACCGAGACGATTGCCGATGCGCAGCGGTTCGACATGGACGGCAAGAAGCCGGGGATGCAGGAGGTCACACGGGCATACGGGAAGCTGGAGTTCCGAGTTCCGATGTCGATTGATGAGGATGATCCACTGCCGTGGTGCTGCCGCGAGCGGGAGATTGATCTGGCAACGTCGAAAGAGAAGTATTCGTGGATTGCCAGTAAGATTTCAGGTGGTTCGGGCAATCATGGCCAGATTTCGCGCACTTGCCGGTTGACGGTCAGGAATGCCGTCCAGAACCAGACGGGATTCACGTCGAATGCGACTGATCGTGCGGTAACAGAGGTTACATGGTGGATTCTTCCATCGCAATACAACGACGTTGCCGATACTGAAGCCCACACACTGAGAAATCAACTGCGCCAGATGTTCCCCGATGGGATGAGGATTGTTTTCTGCGGTGGGGAGTTTGCCTACTGCCGCAACGAGAAGATGGACGACTGCGTGATTATCCTGTACTCACGTGAGGGTACTGGGCAGAACCGGCGAGCAATTGGCACAAACAACCTGACCACGCAAAAGGTTTTGAACTACGATTTCAACCTGTTCAATCGCTACATGACGGCTTGTGTTCCGCGCAAGATGCACGACGCTGAGAAGATTAGTTCCGAGGCGATTACCCAGCAGAGAAACGACCCTGCATACTCGATGCCAGTCGCACGAGAAGCAGGGGAAGACATCTCAAGCTATACGGGGATTGAGCAGGTTCCAACGCCTCCCGCGCAGCTTGCCGAATTTATTCAGCAGATGATCGACGGATTGCCTGAAGCACTGGACGGAGCAAGCCCTTCGATGTTTGGGCAGGATACCAACACAGACACGGTGGGCGGAATCACAATCCAGCGCGACCAGGCTTTGCAGGTGTTTGGAACTCCCTACAACGCAATGACATGGGGAATTGCAATCTCATGCGGTAACGCTGCGAAGTGGGCTGGCAAGAACCGGCAAGGGAAAGCATCGGGCATGGTTCCGGGCGTCGGTCGCATCTCGGTTGACTTCTCGAAGATGGCAAGCGGAGATGCATACTGCTTCCCAGAGGCTGACAGTGGATTCCCTGAGTCTGAGTCTGAAAAAGAATCGCGGTTGATGGATGCGGTAGAGAACTCAGCGAATGTTCCTGTTCTGGCACAGAGCTTAAATGACCCCATGAACTTCGAGGCATTGAACCGGGTGACGAAGCGGTTTGGCATCCTGATTTCTGGCACTGATTCGGTTCGCAAGCAGCAGGAAGAGTTTGAGGTTATTCTCAAGACTGTCCCGAACCCGAATCCCGCACTCGCACAAGCGCAGATGGCTCTACAGCAGTCTCAGATACACGCGGCGACCGATCCGCAAGCCCAGGCAGAGTCGCAGTCACCTGAAGGCCAGAAGGCGATGCAGCAGGTACAGCAGGCCGTGGGTCAGATTCCCCCAACGGTTTGCTCTGTTCCGGTTGAGCAGGATGCCAGTGTTAACCATGCAATCGAAGCTGCAACCTGCTTCAACAAGATCAATTCGCCGGAAGGCCAGAAACTCAAGCGCGAGAAGCCTCCCATCTTCCAGAACCTGATGCTGCATTGGCAGGGTCATACGCAGATGGCCCAGAAGTTGTCCGCGCCGCCTCCGATGCCAGAAGTGAAGCCGGGTGTGACGATGGCCGTTGACAGGCTCGGCCCGGTTGCTCAGGTTGCAGTGCTGGCAAAGGAATACGGCATCACAGTAGCGCCAGAGGACGTGCAGCCTACGCCAGATGTGCATGAGATAGTGCAGGAGAAGGAAGGCGTGGACGCTGGTGGAGTTCCGACCAAACAGAAACTCTCGTACTCAGGAAAGGCTTTGCAATGAGCGCAATGAATGGCAAGAGTGTAGGCGGAGTGGTAGCGGATGCGATGACGAAGAAGCCCAAGACGAAGACGGTAAACTTGGGCGCAAAGGGATCGTTCACTGAGCATCCCGGCGCATTGCATCGCGCGTTGGGTATTCCGCAAGGCGAGAAGATACCTGCGAAGGACTTGCAGGGACACCACAGCGGACGGCTGGGTAGAATGATAGCCAGCGCAAAAGGTTTCAAGGCAATGTCACACAGTAAATAGACCACGGAGACTTGACCAATGGCAGATGAAGCCGCAGTAATCGACCAAACGACCGAAAGCGACCAGGATTTATCCACCGCTGCTGAAACGCAAGAACTCGACCAAGCGGAATCTCAGACCGAGAACCAAGAGAGTACACAGCAGACCGAAGCCGACAAGGTTGACGGTCGCCGGTTCAATCCTGAGTGGTCGAAGGCGCTCAAGGAACTCCGCGAACTCTACCCCGACAAAGCCGACATGCTTACGAAGATGCGGGACAACTACGCCCGGTATCAGGCGTTGCAGGAGGTCGCGCCGAAGGGTTTGGAGGATGTACGGGCATGGAAGTCTACGCTGGACGCTCTGGGCGGCTCTGAGGCTGCGGCTGACCTCATGCAGCGCGTGGCAGACGTTGAGCAAGTGGACGCCAAGATCGAGGCTGGAGACTACTCCGTGATTGCGGAACTGCCTGAGTCGATGCAGAAGGGCTTTTACCAGATGTTGCCCGATGCTCTGGCGGAACTCAGCACGAAAGACCCACAAGCGTTCGCGGCTGCGGTGATGCCCCACTTTGCAGCGGCATTGCAAGATACAGGAATGGAGGCGCACCTTCAGAAGATGTATCAGGCAGCAGGCGACAATGAACCGCTGAAGGAACTCATCAAACAGCAATACGACTGGTATCAGGCCCAGGTGCAGGGCAAGGGAACGATGCCGGGTGGAACAAAGACGGCCAGCCCAGAAGTGCAGAGGCTACAGGCTGAATTGAACTCACGCCGGGAGGCTGACGATCAGTCATTCATCGGCGGAGTGGCGGAGAAGACAAACCAGTACGTCACGGAATCATTCGCCAAGAACGCGGAAGTGTACCTGAAGCAACTCAGCCTTACCGACGCACAGAAGTCCGACCTTGCCGAATCGTTCAACGTGAAGCTGGTCGATAAGCTCGCAGGGGATACGGCGTTCCAGAAGCAACTTGCAGCATATAAGTCCCTGAAGAATCGCAATCCTGAGACGGTGAACTCCTACATTCGGTCGAAGATCGACGAGAGCGCGAAGGCGATCATCGACGGCCTGGTGACGGCGCGGTATGGCGGGATGCGGAAGGCGAAGCCCACGACTCTGCCTAGCACGACCACGACCGATGCTGGCGCGGTGCGTGTGGCGAAGACGCCCGATCAGTCCGAGTGGGACATGGATAAAATGGACGCGGTTGGGTACGACCAGACGGCAAAGATTGGCAAGTTCTTTTTGAAGGGCAACCGGACGGTGCAAGTCGTTCGGGCGTAGTGTGCTATATTGTTTGCAGTATCCGAGTGCCTCCTGAAGCAAAACGGATTGACCCCCGAATTGCCAGCGGTGTGAAATATAACGCCTCTCGGTTGAATGATGTGTTGACCCGCATCCCGCGTTGCGATAAGCGCGAAATTCAATCAAGAGGACAAATATCATGGCAGGCGCACTTTCGGAAACAGCGGTAGAAGGCGTAGAGGTCGAAGTCTGGGCCGATAACGAGTTGAAGAATTACCAGCCCTTCTTCAACGGTCTATACAACAAGCTCATCAAGAACGGTGCCAAGAAAGTTCCAGTGGGGTTCAATACCTCTTCTGGGACGATCACTCGCGGCGCGTTCCGTGCGGGATTCCGTGCGCAGGGCGGCGGCAACTTCACCGCAATGGCGCTTTCAACTCCGGGCAGTGTGCCCCCGATTCCGCGTGGCTCTGCATCGGCTTACGATTCGTTCGTCGCAACCCCCTTCCAGTACCTCGGAGTGACCGAGATCGCGTCGGATGCGATTGCGGCTGTGGCTGGTGGGCGCGGCAAGATCAAACTGCCTTCGAGCGAGATGGAGTATTCTTCCGACTCGTTTATGAACGACATGGAAGGCTTGATCTACGGCGATGCTTCGGGCACTATCGACACCATCCCTTCGACCGGCACAGTCAACAGCGCGACGGGCGGAGGCACGAGTGGCACTGCAACGTATTCCAGCATCGTCGGCGTCAACGCTGCCCTGTTCACTGACCAGATGGTTGTGCAGGTCTTCCCGTCAGTCGGCGGGGGTGCGCGTGGTTCGTTCACCATCAGCTTCACTGACCCCGTTGCTGGAATCATCTACTGTGCTGCCGCTCTTCCGGGAAGCACAGCAGTTGGCGACATTCTGGTGGTTCAGGGTGGCACCGGCGCGGCTGGTTCTGCGGTCTACGGGCTGAAGTATTGGTATCGCAACGGGAACTCAGGGACGCTGGCTGGCATCACGAAGGCCAACTACCCCGGTCGCCTCTCGACCCCCACGCTCAACGCGAATGGACAGTCTCTGCCGCCTTCTCTGGCTGCGAAGATTGAAGCTATCCGCATGAGAGCGCAGGGCGACAAGAACTACCTCCAGAACGACAAGGGGGCATTCTGGTACGTCAACCCGGCTCAGGGAGCGCAGTTCGCCAGCGACTTCTACAACAAGTACACGCCGACGTATGACCTCAGCGGCAAGGGCGCAGTGCCCGATCTGGCGAAGGGAATGCAGAAGACGTTTCTTGGAGAAGACTGTCTCTGGTCTACCACCTGCGACATGACCCGCGCCGACCGCGTTCGTCCGAAGGACTTCATTATCGGCGAGGCGTTCCCGATGCGGCTCAAGGACTTTGGCGAGGGCATGACCATCGTTCCGGTTCCGGCGCAGGCTGGCGGATACGGAACGGGTTGGACTTACCTCAACTCCAAGATGTTCGCTTGGGAGCAGGCGTTGAACTTGATCTGCACCGATTCGAAAGGTGGATTCTATCTGTCCAGCCTCCCGACCGTCTCTCTCACCTCCATCTAAACAACTGGCCAGCCGGGAGCCATAATCCCGGCGATTCATAAGGAGTGACCGTCCTTTGAAAGTCAGCCAAGAAGTAGAAAAAGCCCTCACACAAGCCGGCGGCCGGAACTTTTACGGTAAGCCAAACTATCGCTTCGCATGGAGCGGTGAAGAAACCCAACTCATCTCCAACGGGAAAAGTTACGAGCACTTCCGTGTTTGCGCGGAGGATTGCTGGCTGCTGATGAAGTGGGAAGGCCCGGAGTTCTGGGGGAGCGAAGAAGAGTGGAACGCGAACAATCTTGAACTCCCCAGCGGTCTGTATACGGCAGGCCCGTTTCCACGTCAAGGCCGTTACCGCGTGGTACGGACGTTGAGGAAGGCGGTTATCAAGGGTGATGTGATGGAGTTTGAGTATCCCGCTCCCGACCTTGCCTTCGTCCGCGAGATATTCCCTTTGATACGCGACTTTCTGGACTTGACGACAGAGGAGAAATCCAAACTTCTATTTACGCGAGAAGAAGAAGCAAAAGCAAAACTCGCGCATGACTTTGGGGCAAGCCGTGAGAACTATCGCGGGATTGCCACGGCAAAACAGGTTCAAGACAGGACGGAAGCAATCGAACGCTTCCTACACGATCCGGTACGAGTAAAACAAGCCTTAGAATTGACCAAAAGGAGACCAATCTAATGTCGTCACCCTCTGTTTACCATTCGGATATTTCGATGGGAATGTCTCGCGGCAACAACGTAGGCGAGTACGCTTTTGACCGCAACATGAGCCGAAACCCGGAGAATGTCGTTACAATCTTCACCGTCAACACCCGCGAGCAGTTTTCAGTGAGCGGCGGAGTCAAGTTCGCAGGGCGCGACCCGAAAGAGCGATTTCGCAAGGTTGCCAGCTTCAATGACCCGAAATACTACACCGATAATCTGGCCGTGGAAGGGTCGAAAGACCAACGCAGGACGACAGCGGACGATGGCAAGTGGGTTGCGATGGACTGGCTGAACCCGCAAAATACGTTTTCGCTGGATCAGGATTATGTTGTGCCGAACATGATGGAAGACGGGACGAATCTCTTGTCAAGAGGTTTATTTTTCATCGTTCGCCCATTCGACGCCAAGAACGGGAATGTGCATGACCAGCCAACCGAAGCGGAGATTGCACCGGCAGAGAAGCGGCTGCGTGACCGCTACACGGGACTTGTGAGGCTCTATCAGACGACCAGTTCGGCGAGTCCTGCCAAACTCCCCCTGATTCTCAATGAGGAGATGATCGACGCACTCAACTATGCGCGGTTGAAGACCCCATATAACACTGCACTGACCGAGATGAAGACCTGCGAAACATGCGGCGAGTCGATTCCCGCTGGCGCAAAGTTCCACAAGTCCGAGACGCTGGGAGTTATCTGCATCAACCCAAGCGTTGAAGGGTGGAAAGCGGCGGTCAACGCGGGCATCAAGTCGCGCGAGGACGTGCCGGAAGAGTTTCGATGGGCTGGAAGGACTCCCAACCCACGATAAGAGCTTCGTGTCGGAGGTGCGGGGATGGATGCCTGGTCAGCGGAAGTTTCAGCATCTCTGGCACGTCGAATGATAGGATGGCAGTATGGCTAACGTAGTTGGCAATGACGGGCTGGAGGGCGCACCGAGCTTAGAGTCTATCTGCACGCTCTACCGTTCCATCATCAACGATAGCTTTGACGGCGGATCGGGGCAGATCAACACAGATGCCGCCCCGTGGATGCTTCCGTTTCTCAATTCTGGGATCGAAGACATCTATGAAGATCTCGGACTCGTTGGGGATATGCGCCTCATCCGCGACAATTACCTGATAAACGGCATCCCTCCGATTTCTGTGGCGAATCCTGAGACGCAGGTTGCAATCACCTATGCCGGATACTATGACGGATCAACATGGAACGGAAGTTATACGCTTCCTCCTGATCTGAAGTATCTGATGAAGGTGTGGCAACGTCCATCGAATGTCGGCGCGACGTTCTTCCCAATGACTCCGGCTCCGGCTGGGCTTTCTGGCGTGTATCAGGGCTACGGACTCGGCCAGTACGAGATGCGCGGCAACAATGAACTTTGGATGAATGGGGCATTGCACGCAACTGATATGCGCCTTCGGTACGAGGCAGTCTGGCAGGAAATCACAGGAGACAGCAGTGATTTCTCCACCACTTTTGTTCCAATTCAAGGAAGCAGAAATGCTATTGCTTTCAAGATGATCGCGTACTACGCCGAACGGCTGAGTCCCGATCAGTTCCAAATAGCAGAAGCACAAGCAACAAAGTTTACCAAGAAACTCACTGCAAAATCCGTACTCAACTCTCAAACAAAGCAGTTTGCGCGTCAGCCGTTTGGCTCGCAAGATTGCTCATAAGGAGAATCACATGGCTGCACCTACTTTCACCCTCGCAAACCGCCCCGCTGGCTACGATCAAACCCAAAAGAAGTTCACCCTCTCCGGCCTACTCGGTTTGGCTGGACTGTACACGACTTCGACGGGCATCCCCATCGACTTCACTTCGATTTACAACGCCTCTGGCACCAAGCTGGTTATCCCCCCGACCTATACCGGCGCAAATGGGCCTGGGCAGTCGGTTCCAGTACCCCCTTCGACGATTCAGCCCACCGCTGGATATTCCACGTTCTTCGACAGCGTAAACAAGTCAATCCGCCTCTGGAATGGCACAACTGAAGTGTCTACGGGGGCAATTCCTGCTGCTCTGCTGGCGACAACCATCGCTATCAACGTGGCCGGGACTGGCTATGCGGCGAACGACACTTTCTCGGTGGCTGGCTCGCCGGGTCTGGTCGGCCAGGTTGTCAGCGTTTCAGCGGGCGTTCCGACTGCCATAACCATTACCGCGCAGGGAGCGGCTGTGGCGGCTACTGCCGCTGTAACCACCAACATCATCGGATCGGGTGCTGGATTGACGGTGAACATCACCGTTGCGGCAGGCATCCCCGCAACATTCACGTTCCTGCGAGGGTAACTTGCACAACCTCAGCGGCAAGTCTTCCCTCAATCTAACCACGTTTGGGGGACTCGTGACATACGCGGGGCCGGACAGTCTACCGTCCGGTGTCTCGCCGCGTGTGCATGATATGGACTTTTCTGTTGGGAGTGTTGTGTCTCGCAAGGGTACTCGGGGGGTATATTCATCCTCTGGAAACTCGGTCACAGAACCGGGAAGCCATGCAGTAAGCTCGGCATGGTCGAACCCAGCAAATGCCTACAGCACAAGCCTCTACGCTTCGGCGTCGGGGCTTTCTGTAGGAACTATCGACGTAACTCAGTTTGCGTTTGACGTTACTCAGCCGTTGGCCGGGATCACGGTCAAACTGAATGGCAACTGCAACACGCCGGGAAACATCACGGCGCAACTCATCATTGGCGGTGTTCCGGTTGGTGCGCCAAAGATTGCAACGTGTCCGGTTACATCGTTCGGGGGGTCGCTGGATTTATGGGGTACAGCGGGGCTGAACGTCAATGACACGACGTTTGGCGTGAGGTTCGCGGCAAACAGCACGTTTGCGTTGGCTGCATTCCTGCTCAACAGTGTTGCCATCACGGTTTCCGTTTCCGGAGCATCGGCAAACTTCCAGTACATCAAGAGTTTCCCCGCATCGAATGGGACGCTCAAGACGCTCGCTATCGACGCGGAGGGAGAATGGTGGGTTGAGGACGTTACGAACGCGCCGGGGGTGCTTTCTCCGCTGCTGAGTGGCCTTCCTGTGAACGGTTACGCCAAGTCGGTGACGGCGGATGATAGGGAGTATGTCTGCTTCAATGATCTATCGACCGGGAACGACATCCCACGGCAGTATACGGGGCAGTGGATCGACCGCATCACTCAGGTTGGGCCTGGTGCGCCTCCATCGTTTACTCCGCAGGTTTATACAGGAAGCGAGTATGCAATAAGCGCCATAAGCCAACCAGCGGCAAAAACATGGGGCTACGCGTGCCTGATGCAATCTGCTGGGCCTGGAAGCAATACGGCTGGGAACGTAGTGACGATCTACTATGCCGACTCGACTTTGACATCAGGCGATACGGATTTGATTGCGGCGTTCAACTCTGGCTATCCAGTATATCTATGGCAGAACCTCACGGAGCCGGGTACGCCTTTGCTGGCAACCCCGCTAGTCGTGCAAGTAACTTCGGTTGGTATTGGAATACCGTCTGACCCTTATCCCCCTGGGGAATCTCGCCCGTACTACTACTACACATACACCGTCTCATCTTCGATCTTTGCATTTGGTGACGGCAGAAGCGGTGCAGCCGTAACTTACCAGCGCACCCTCGCAACCATGAATATGACAGTCCCTGTTCCGGGTCTTATTGTAGGGAGCCGTGCGACAATCACTGGGGCAAGTGTTTCAGGCTATAACTCAACTTGGCTAATATCCGAGACTCCCAACTCGGCGTCGATGGTGATAACACAGACCTCGGTAGCATCGGGGGTGGCGACATATTCCTACAGTCTTTCATCTGGGGTTGCTCCGACTGTGGGCGAACTGGTAACAGTCACTGGAACGACTAACGCGAATGGACTCCTGAATGTAATAAATTCCCCGATAGCTGCTGCTTCGGGAGGGCCTACCGGAACTTTTACAACAAATGTCTCCGCGCCAAATACGGGGGCAGCGGCGGAAGAGGGTTTGGCTACCACAGCGGGTACGCAATTCGACTTCGACCCTGGATTCCCGGTACTGGGAAGCTCAACAAATCCGATCTATGGCGCATCGACAGGCGGGAACCTGATATTCCAGGGGACGGAGCAATATATCAGCCCCGGAACGCGTCAGGGAGTCGTTTTCTTCGGTACGCGCAACAGTGCCGAGACATTTCCGAGCATACCCGTTACCTTTACGATTCCGACGAACACCTCCACGCTGATTTCATCGCAAATCCCCATCGGGCCTCCGAATGTGACCTATCGGCAAATTGCGATCACCGAACCTGGGCAAAATGGAGTGCCGGGTGGAGACTTTTACACGATTGACGACCCTGTTACCTACATAGTCAATGGCATAACGTATACATCTACCTCTTTCCGCATTCCTGACAATACGTCTACGACGATTTCTCTAACTTTCCGCGATTCTGACCTGTTGGCTGCGCGGAGAATCGACGTGCAAGGTGAAGACCTGTTCAATCAGGTTGAGATCGGCAACCCTGCCTGGGATGTTGCCTATGCGGCGCGCATGTTCTATGGGCTGACGCAGCAAAAGGTGCAGAACTTCCTCAATCTCAGTTTCGATGGAGGCTATCTCCCATCCACAACGCAACAGCCGCTCGGATGGTCGATTGCAGGCTCTGGCGGGTCGCTCATTGCATCTCCGATCTTTGGCAACTCCTACTATGTTCAGAACACTACGGGATCGCTTGCGGCTACGCTAGGGCTTCTCACGCAGTCTGCGTATCAGGACTACTACGATGCAGCGATCATCAATCCAAATATCCCCTATTCTGTGAGGGTTACTGCTCGGATACCCTCTGGAAATACAGGCGGGAATCTCGTCATTGACCTGTTTTCGGCTGGGGGGAGCGTCGGGTCGTTTACCATCCCATTTGCGAGCATGACAACCACCATGCAGACGTTCTCCGGCGTCTTGACCACTGGACTTGCGCAAGTTCCCTCTGACCTGACATACCGCATCTACGGAACGAACATGGCCAACGGCGCGGACTATGAAATCGACCGATCCGAGGTCTTCACGACGCGCCAGCCGGTCAACACCACGCTCTTGCTGGCGAGCTACGTTGGCAACATCGAAGGCGTAGACGGAGTATCGGGAGCACTGGATACGAACAGCGAAAACACACAACCCTGCTATGGCGGAGTAGTGATGAAAGACCTGCTCTATCTGCTAAAGAGTGGGTCGCTGTACTACACGCAGGACTCAAGCGGTGATGAACCCGCAGACTGGGGAGTGCATGAGGTTAGCAATAAGGCGGGGGCGTGTGGTGTTAATGCTTACGATTCCGGCGAAGAGTGGATACTCATGGCGAACCGCAATGGGGTGTATCTATTCGACGGCGGTGAGCCTCAGAAAGTTTCACAAGAGATTCAGCAAGTTTGGGACGCGCTGAACTGGGACGCCGGAAAGTCAATCTGGGTCAGAAATGACGTGGCGGCGCGGCGATTCTATATCGGCGTTCCGCTGCCGACTCCGAATAAATGGCTTCCTGAATCTCCCGTCAATGCGGCCCCGACGTACCCGAATGTTGAGTTGATGTGTTCGTACCAGGGATCTTCTACAGGCAGTGCAATCACAGATGCAGACCCAGTGCATAAGACTTTCTACGGAGATATTCTGGCGGAAGAGTTGGAGCGAAAGTGGAGCATTCAGCAGATTCCTTGCCCCTACGCTGACTTCATTACGCAAGCGAACGGAATAGATGCGCCGCTGCTCTTCTGCAATGGGATCGGGAACTCGAAAGTCTACATCCTCGACCAGACAAACGACGACGGCGCTGAGATTCCGTGGAAGTACACGACATACGGGTTTGGCTCCGATAAGGACGTTGAAAAGCACCCTGCTCTCGGCAATGGGCGCAAACGCTGGTCACTGTGGCGGGCGAAGATGGTTGGTGCGGGCACGGCCATCATAAAGATGCTGGAAGACAACATCGACGCGGCGGTGTCGAGTAGAAACACCTATTCGATTACTCTTGACCAGACCGGAGATTTGCGCGGATCGTCATGCAACGCGACGGGGAGTGTGGTCTACGTCGAAATATCATCGGGTGGACTCAATAGTGCAATCGAC